TGTATATTATAAAGCGATTATTAAAATAGTTACTGTTGACGGAATGACCATTAAAAACGAGAGTAATATTTTACACATGGACAGTTTGTCCACCTCTATAACAACGACAGTGGATTTTGCACTATGGGACGAAGATAAAGCTGACACGTTTTATAAAGATACGGCTAATATGGTAAAACACGGAGTTGAATCCAAATGGCACTCATCCACAGGCAACCCTATCCCTGATACCTTTTACAGACGATATCGTGTAAATATGCGTACAGGTGAAGTCGTTACAGTTCATGATGAAATAGATTTAACCGTTCCAACCAAGGGTAAGTTCAGATACTATGTTGTTCCACAAGATAGAACTACTGGTAAATTTTATCTTGATGCTATTGGTTATGCTGATATAGATGTAACCATGAGGGGTTATACCATTACCGAACTGAAACTCATGGGAGATAATTACCAATGGGGAACTAAGCCAAGGTATCATATTGGAGACCAGTGGAAATTTGTTGGTGACATACAGGACACAACTGTTACTCAAAATATGGACAAATATTTGCACATTAATTATGGGACTTATCCATCTCTTACACGCACAAACACCAAATATATGAGTGGTACATTGTCTGCAATGAGTGGATATGTAAATTGTACTACAAAACAATATGTGGATGATATTGATATTATAAGAGCATGGAGAGATTTTATTACAAGACCATGCATTTATATGTTAAAGTCTCAAAAGGGTGATGTATGGATTGTTAATATTACGGAATCTCCTGCAACAACATATCAAGAAAACTTAAAGGAAATTCCCACAACATTTACCTTTGATTGGGTTGAGTGTTGTGATGTAAATGATATAGAAATTTACTACGAACCGCACAGCACTAATGATATTTAGACCCTTATGATATAGAAACGGGGTGATAATATGGAATATTTTAATAAAAATAATTCACAATATCTCACTGTCCTAAAAAGGAATCTGGTCACAAGGTACTTTCTTCGTCTTGAATTACTATCCTATCATGAACATACAATTGGAGAAATTACCAAGGACTTATCTCTTGATGCACAAGGACAAATAAACATAAACTACAAACAGCTTGTTCGTAGAAGCTGTAGTTTAACATTGGCAAATATCCCAGATAAATATTTACCAAGTCCAAATTCACCTATATGGTACTTGCGTAAGTTTAAATTATGGATAGGTATTCAAGATAATCAAGATAACGTTTGGTGGTGGTCACAGGGAGTATATTATATTACCAGTGCCACAGCTAATGCACATACTGTTTCAATAGAAGCCATTGATAAAGGTGGTGCGCTTGACGGAACGCTGAAAATTAATATCGCAGAGGTTCAGTATATTGTTAAAGCAGGTAGTACGATTGCCGATATAGTAAGAGATACGCTTGCTTTAAATCTTGGTAACAATATAAAAATGTCAAATAGCATTGCTTATGGTGGTGCAAATATGCCAATAGACCCAGTGCAACCATTGATTGATTTGCGATACAATGAACAAAAGATAAAGGCAGACATTTCGATAGATGCAAATAATTATCTTGGTAACATATTTACATCATTGGGTGATGGATATGGTGCTGATATATACTATGATAACGATGGTCATTTTCGCTTTAATGCACTTACAGATATATTCTTTGTAGATGGTTATAAATACGTAGCACCTCAATGGGAATATACTAACTTGTCAGAAGCAAATTGCCAGTATAATTTTGATGGACTAAATGCGGTTACGGTTTATACAAACCTAAGTGTCGATACACAAGCACTTGTTAACGCACAAGAAGAAAGTAAAACTCAATCTGATGATACAGATAAAGTAATTGAAGATGAAGATATTCAAGCACCTAATTTGTCTTATACTGCATATAATGTAAATCCATTATCTCCTATCAGAGTAGGCGCAGTAGGTTTGAGAAGAATGGAATCTCAGGAGATTGATTATATTGATACCACGGAAAGTGATATGATTGCAAGGTGTCAGCAGTATGCGGTTATGTTGTTGCATAAACAAACAATGATAGGTGCTACATTAAATTTTAATAGTCCTATTATACCGCATCTTGACGTAAATAAAACAATCAGAATCACAGACGAATATCAAAAAATAAATAATGAACTATTTGTAATACAATCTATTACAATACCATTGGGCGCAGGTGCTATGCAAATTTCAGCAACTAATATAAATTGGTTGCCATCAGAAACTAATATTGAAGGAATGGGGGTGGGGTAATTGGCAGATGCTTTAATTGAATTAATAGAGCATAGTGTAGATAAAAAAATGCAGAATAGCGATTACCTCATGGCTATTCCTGCAAAAGTAAAAGAACCATTATCTAATGGTATGTATGTAGTGAACGTATTAGCTAATGATACACAACTTATTGTCCCTAACTGGTCAGGAACAGAACTTGACGTTGGTGATAACGTTCAGTTATTTTATAAAGGCAATACGCTGTCTGAAAGAACCGCATACATTGGGGCTTCTTTATTTAAACCAGAGGGTGCGAATCGAAATAAAATTAAGTACGTGGTTGGTAGTAATTCGTTAGGAGTGGTTGGAAACACTCAGTTTACTATTTGTCAAATTGAATGGGAATCTGTTCAAAAGCAGAATGTCTTTATCTCTTTTAATGCAAATGTAACTGGAAATACAACAGGCATTAATACATTGTACATTTACATGGATGAAACACTCCATGAGTTTCAACCTAAAATGACATTAAACGAAAACCAATGTTATATACAGAATTTTTTATTACCCTTTGAAGCAAGTGTTGGTAAACACGTTGTTGAAATTAAAGCAATGGGTTGTGGTGACTATACTGATATTTACGGATTTGTATTTGGTCAGGGATTAAGAGATGAGTCAAATGCATTTGACCCCACAAATGAGAACGATTATATTTATACAGGTGGAACGATTCTTTATTACATTGGTAGTAGTAAACGTCCAGAAATTCCAACTACACTTGACGGTGTTCCTGTTAACGAATTAGAATTGACAGCCTTTAATGATACTAAGGTCGAAGCAGTAAAGATACCAGAGGGTGTAACTATTATAAGATAAGGAGGATTGATTATGGCATATACAGGTACAGGTACACAAGATGACCCATACGTAGTAGACGATTGGGATAGTTTAATAGAAAAGATAGCTGACACAGAAGCATATGTAACTGTGGCAGATAATGTTGATATAGATTTAACTAAGATATATCCAGAAGGAATACCTTATTCAAGCGCACAACCACTACTTAATTTTGCCTGTAAGGAATTTGATGGCAATGGTATTATTATAAGAAACGCATATAATCTAAATGTTCGTACAGGTAATACAAGTGTTTTAGAACTTGCCACCACTTGCAATACTGTATCAAATTTTAATTTTGTAAATTTCTATGTTAATGTAGGTACACAACCTTTTATACGTGGTCGTGGTACTACAAGTGCTAATAAGCTTATAGCACATTCAACATTTAAAGGTGTTGTGTTTACAACCAATATTTCCAATTATGAACCCATATCATATATAGCACGTTTTTTCGATTGTGTATGGAATACTAAATACACGTTTACTGGTAATGGTTATGTTAGTCATCATTATCCAATATTCGATTCTTGTTGGGTACGTTTTGATATTAATAGAAGATGGATTAATAATGGTGGAAGTTTTGTTAATACTTATATAGAAGGAACTTTTAGAGCCTCGACTAACAATCAACCTGCCTTTGCTTTCGGCAATAGTTTATGTAGTATTTTAAATGCCAACATTGTTGCAGGAGATTATACTGGATGTACCATAACAGCAGGTGGTAGTGCAACTATGTGTTTGATAAATAGTGATAAGGTTGACGAAGGTATAACATTAGGTGGTACTACATCTGCCATGATTGAAGTTACCGACAGCCAGTTAAAAGACTATGATTATCTAAAAGATATATTCCCTGTAGTTCCTAACGAAGAAGGAAGTGGTGGGTAATGTATAATTTTGATGAAAAGTATTGGGATATTTTAGGTAGCGGTTTTTCTGCTAACAAAGATGCTTGGGAACAACGAGATGGCAACCCTCATTATGTTAGACCCAATTCAGCCATTTACACAAGGGGAACTGACATTATTGTATTTAATCAGAGTACACCCCCAGTCTCAGGTTCAGATGCCACAGAGGATTGGGTATACGGTGGAATATTAGAAATATACAACGATACATTAAGAACAGACCTTCCTACAGTTACAGCAGGTCAAACCTACAGTGGATGTACAATACCTACAGCGGAAGAATGGAACGCCATGACTACCGAAGAACAAAACAATTTCAAAAACACATATTTTGAACCTGCTACTCCAACTTCAACTACCAAGATTGGCTTGCCTTTTGAGGATTATTATGTAGTCTATGCATGGGTAGGTATTGTAGTAAGAGGTGGGGATTATCCAACAGACCCTAATTATCCCTACTATGTTATATGGGGTGATTTAACAACTACTAATAGTAGAAAAACCCTTAACTATAATTTAGAAACGGGTGAATCAACACATATTGACCTTAATATTATAATGGCAGAAAACTTTAAACCAGAAGAAGAAGGTGTATTTAGAGCACTAATAATACAAACACAACAAACGCAGTATACTCGATTTTGGACAGGCTATTCGTCATCAGGAGCATTGACATACACTTATTCTTCAAGAGGTAGAGAACCCGAACCTTGTAATGCTGTTTCTTTTAATCTTAGAAAGTTTGATTGGAAAATGAAAGCAGATAAGAATAACGGATATCCTTATAAGAGAGATGTTGAAGCTTTTGACTTTGATTTATTGGTTAAACCTATGCCATTTTTTATGTGGACTATGAAGCCAGAAGAAAATCAAGGATATCCTACTCTTGGGGGTAACGAAATAAATGTATTAGGTGCTTTTGGTAATTGCAAAAAATTAAGAACTATTGTAATACCTACAACTGTCGCAGAGATTGGTGAATATGGTTTTGCCAAAACTGCTTTGACAGCGGCAACAATATCAAGTGATTGTCATTATTCAGAAACTTCATTTCCCCCAAGATGTATTATAAACTATTACAATTAAGAAAGGAGAATAATTATGGCAGTAACAATGACAAAAATAGGACAGAATACAAACAGTCGTATTCTTGAACTTTATGGTAAGTCAAGTGATATAAAACCTGTTGACTTTGTAAATGGTGTACAGGTTATTAACGGAAGTATATTTATTGAAATGGACACTGGTGATGCGTATTTCTTTGACGAGGAAACTCATACTTGGATAGCAACGTAAGAAAGGGAGTGATTAATTTATGGATGCAAGCACATACGTATTGTGTCAGGCATATGTTAAAGCAAGTCTTATTGGGCTTGGTGCTTTAAAGGGCGCAAGTGCTACAATAAAATCAATTGTTGAAACAGACGAAGGAAATGTTGTTACATTTGAATGGACTGCAACTGATGGTGTTACAAAGCGTACAAGTACAATGCTTGTAAGAAATGGCGGTGAAGGTATATCTGTTACCAATGCTACTATTAATACATCAGGACATTTAATATTTACACTCTCAAACGGAACAACTATTGATGCAGGTGCAATAACCGTTACGGCTAAAACTACAAGTGCTATTACAGCAACAGAGAATATAGGTAGTGTAACAAGTGGTAAGACATATCCTACTGGAACTAATCTTGAAAATATTATAAAAGATATACTTGTAAAGTATCAGCCACCTACTATATCACTTAGCACAACACCTGCTACAAAGTTGTATGATATTGTGAACGATAGTATATCTACTATTCTTCTCAAAGGCGCAGTAACTAAAAAGAGCAAGCCTGTTACAAAGGTGTCATTCTATGTAGGTGACACTTTACTTAATGAAGTAACAACTGGTGTTGCTGATGGTGGTAACTTCCAGTATCAGTATACACCTGCTACACCTATCAGGTCAGACGTTACATTTAAAGCAACAACAACTGATGGACAGCAATCAACTAATTCTTCTGTAACAATTAAGTTTGTTGGTAAATCTTATTATGGCATTTGTGATGCAAGTGTAAGTGACCCTGACGAGACTACAATTAAGAGTGGTTCAAATACACTGAAAGATACAAAGACTTATACTTATAGTGGAATTACTACTAACTGGGGTAAAGTATTCTATGCTTATCCTAAGTCATTTGGTGCATTAACAAGTATCAAGGATGAAATCAACAATATTAACTACTGGGAAAGTTTTCAACGCTCCGAGGTTTCAGTTGATGGTATAACTTATTATTGCTATACATTAATCGAACCTACAGCATCAGAGAATAATCAAATTTCGTTTAGATAAAGGAGGGATTTATAAATGGCTGTTAGTATGTTAGATAACTTTGACATTAGAAAATCTTCTCCTAATGTCAAGAGAGATATGTTTGAAACTCTCGCTGATATGAAAGACTTTAACGAAAACTACTTACCAAGCCTTTTTATAGCAACGTGTGTTGAAACTGGATTACCTTATCTCTTTAATAAGGCAAACACAGTTGATGATGAAACAGGCAAGTGGAGAGTATTAAGCGGTGGTTCTGCTGACCTTCTGAATTATTACACTAAGTCAGAAATCAATACTCTTTTAGAACTGTACGTTGAAAAGGAAACTGGTAAAGGTCTTTCAACCAATGATTACGATGATACAGAGAAAGCACAGGTACAACAGAATAAAGAAGATATAGCAACTCTCAATAGTGATTCAACTGTTACTGGTTCTGTTGATAGTAAAGTAGCACAGGGAGTTTCTGATGCAAATACTTATACTGACGAACAGATAGCTTTGCTTAATGTAGATGAAGCAATTAAGTGTGATGCTATGCCTACTTATGACAGTACAACAGATAAGATTACTTATGTCAAGGGTGGTACAAGTCACACAATTGATGCTGATTCTATATGGTTCTATTATGAAGATAGTGACAAACTTATGCAGTCTATTCTTATTGATGGAGAATGGACAACTATTGTTAGTGCAGGTGCGACAGATTTCTCAGAATATGTTTCAAAGACTACTGATGTAGTAAGCACATATACTGGTGAAGAAGTTATTACAAATAAAGTGCCTGACCTTGCCGCTATGAAAGCATTACAGACACTTATTGAAACAGAGATAGATGGTAAGGTAAGTACATCACAGGGTTCAACCAATGCAAACAAAGCAGTTATTACAGACGAAAACGGAGATATAATACTCGCTCCATTGTCAACTCTTGGTAACGATGCAGAAAATGTAACTTATACCAATACAGACTTCCCTACTTATACCAATGTAGACCTTGCACTTGATGCTATCTTTGCAAAGCTGTATTATGTTGACCCTCAGATTTCTTCTTTCACATCTACACCTTCAACTCTCACTTATGAAAATGGTGCTGTCATTACAGGTGGTGTTGTATTCAACTGGACTTACAACAAGGATATGACAAGTCAGACACTTACAGATTGCACACTTGCTGATGAGACAGTAAGAACAGCTACTTACGCTAATGACATTTCTGCTAATAAGACATTTACTCTTACTTGTGGTGATGGAGAAAAGACAGCAACTAAATCTATTTCATTCCAGTTTATGAATAAGGTTTATTGGGGTGTAAGTGCAGACCAAGACAATTATACAGATGCATGGATTCTTGGACTTAGTGGAAGTAAACTTGCTACAAACGCAAAGGGTTCATATAACTTTACCGCAGGTACAGGACAGTATTGTTATTGGGCTATTCCTACTGGAATGTCTATAAGCGTAAAGGTAAATGGATTTGACACAGATGTTGATACTGTTGTTGCTTCACGTTCATTTACAAATGCAAGTGGATATACAACGACTTATAAGATAGTAAGACTTCATCAGCCAAGTTTAGGAACACTGACTGCTGTTGTAAGTTGATAAGAGAGGTGAGAAATAAATGGCAGTTAAATTAGCAGATACAGCAAGACCTAATAACTATGTCGATGCAGAACATTTGGGTACATTCCCTGTTGCTTATGCAGAAGATGTATGGTTTGCAGACGGAACAAGACTGAGTGAAAAAACATTTGACGGACAGAGTATTCAGAAAGAGGAACTTCCTCTTGCAAGTGCTGACGAATTAGGAAATATTTATCAGTATGTAGGTGAAACAGGAACATATACTAAAGGGTATTTTTATGAGTGCGTAAGTGATGGTAAACCTTCTCCTACTTACTCTTGGAAAGCGGTAATTAGTGCAGGAGATAGTATTCAAAAAGAATCCCTTCCTGTTGCAAGCGAAGAAGAAGTTGATAATATTTATCAATATATTGGTGAAACTACTGCTTCATTTACCAATGGATATTTTTATAAATGTGTGAGCAATGGAGGAAGTACCCCTGTTTATTCGTGGGAAGAAACTGAGGTAAGTAGGACATATAAAACAATAAGCCGAAATCCAGCAGGTGGTTCTTCTGGTTTAGATGCAGGCTTTCTGATTAGAAATTTTATAGATGTCACAGATTCTACGTCTAAAGAAATAAATTCATATTTATTGACTTTAATTAATAATGTGAATAATTCTATTTCCATTATTTTACAGACCACTTACGATGATTACCTTGGTTATGGAGTTAAAGCTATAGCTATTGAAGATAATAACAATATGATTGAAAAGATACCTAAATTTGTTTATAATGATACTCAAAAATATATCTTTTTCATTCTTCCTCGTAGTTGGAGACAGCAAGATACCACTATAAGCTTAATGCAAATTGGTGGAAAGAAGATAGACTTTAGATTAGCTGATGCTTCGGGTGGGTACACAGGTGCAAATGTCGTTTTTCATAATGTTGAAAATCTAAAGAAAACATTCACAGGCACACAGGCAGAATGGGACGCATTAACAACTGATAAAAAACTTACTTATAGACAAGTAAATATTACTGATGATGAGAGCGACCCAAGTGTTGTAGTGGATGCTGTTATTGACGGTGATATGCACGCTGTTACAAGTAATGCAGTATATGATGAATTTAAAAAGATTCAATCTCAAACTTATGAAGGTTATGGTTTCATAATTAATAGTAATAACGGTGAAATTGGGGGATATGGACACATAATAGTCACTTTAAAAAATGGGATAGCTGAAATAAATTTTTCAGCCAGAATACAGGACAATAATGGCTCATCTACTTTTAATTGGGGTTTAAATAGAGATTTATTACATACTTTAATACCTGATTTACCAAGTATAACTCCGATAGGTAACTATTCTAATTTGCAATTTTTTGCTGCAACTGGTGCTGTTTTAGTTGACCTTATGGGCTTTGGTGCTATGGCTTCGGTTACAAATCAATTTTGGACACCTGCAAGAATGTATAAAACAGATGGAACTACAGGTATTTGGGGTAGTGACCAATTCCCAGCTAATTCTTATATTACAGGTACAGTATATGGAATATACACAGTATAATTAAAGGAGGGCTAAGAAATGAGTGTAAATATAGTAAATAATGATGGCTCTCTTTTGAGAGTCGCAGGTGGAACATTATATGCAGATACCCCAATAGGTACTATTAGTCCTTTCGGTGGTTCAGTTATCCCAAACGGATATTTGCTCTGTAATGGACAAGCGGTAAGTAGAATAGAATATTCAGAACTATTTGCTGTAATCGGAACAGCATTTGGTAAAGGTAATGAAAGTACGACTTTCAATGTGCCTGATTTACGAGAAGCCACAACAAAGGGTGTAGGTTTAAGTGGAAAGAGCAATAATCACTATGATAGCGATGGTGTTGCTCTTGGTGAGTTTATTGATGATAGATTACAAGGACATAGACATAGTATTCCTAATGGATTTGATGGTTCATCCGTAGGCTCTGCGGAGCGAGGAGACGGAAGACATGGTAATTCAATACATTCAACCCTTCCAGAACAATACAGTGCCGACTACGGCACACCAAGAATTGGCTCTACTACCGAAGTAAAAGCAGTAGGTGTCAACTACATCATCAAAGCCAAACATACACCTGTTCCTACTGATTTCACAGACTCTTTAATAGGCTATTTAGGACAAGAAACCAACTATAACCTTTATCCTTGGTCACACGAAAGAACTGTGGAAACTGCGGATGACAACCAAGATATTACGATTGATAGAGATGGTTGGTATTCTATAGACTACACGCTAACCAATAATACTGATGCTCTCCACACCTTTACTCTTAGAGACTTTGATAGTCAAGGTGACGTTCATACTATAATGAGAGCGCATTATGATAAGAGTGGCACTTTTAGGCAGACATTTCTTGTTCCCTTAAAAGCAGGAACTTATAGATATAGTCACGGTGGTATTGGCACACTTAGCGTATATATGAACCGTAGAGATTTTGCTTAAATGCGGTTATAAATAATCAATTCACAGAGGGTAGTTTGTTCTACCCTCTTTTATATTTTACCGAGGTGGTATTATGAAAATTAAAGATAGACTTGCAAAATTAATTGAAGTAAAAAGTCTGATAACCCTTATGTTTTCTGTATGTCTATCTATTGCCTTTCTTATGGGTAAGGTAGATGTAAAGGATTATATCACTGTATGTATGACTGGGTTAACTTTCTTTTTCGGTTATCAGAACGCTAAAAAGAACAATGAGAAAGGAGAATAGTATGGGAAACTTATCTGAACATTTTGATTCGTCAGAATTTTTATGCTCTTGTTGTGGTGGATATAAACCTATGTCAACATTACTTATAACAATGCTCGAAAAGGTTTATGCTTACATGAACGCAAAAGCTATTATAATTAGTAGTGGTTATCGCTGTGAAAATAATCCGTGGGGATATAAGAATGATGCACATAGAAAAGCTATGGCGGCTGACCTTTGTGTACAGAAACAGGACGGAAGTTTTTATTCCTCATGGGATATTGCAGAGGTAGCAGAGCGTTTAGGATTCAGAGGTATAGGTATTATAGATAACACATATGTTCATCTTGACACAAGAGGACACGAACCATTCGTTTATGACTTTTGGTTTGGTAATGAAATGACAGGTGAAAATTATACTACATTCCAACGTGGTACAATATTCTATGGAGATAATAATAAGATTTCAGAGACAACTGATGATACACTTGAAATCAAATTACAGAAGATACTTAATAACAAGGGTTATAACTTAGATGTTGATGGAATAATTGGTAATATCACACTCACTGACCTGAGAGATTATACAATTGAACCTAATGATAGCGGTGAACTTACTAAATGGACACAGGAGTTATTAAAGGTTCGTGGCTATGATGTAGATGTGAATGGAACTGCTGACGAAAAAACCATGAACGCTATTCATAAATTTCAGAAAGACAACAATCTTGGTGAAGGAATTTTATCTGGTGGAGACTGGGGTGTGCTTTTACAGAAAGGTCAGGTGTAATATATGCTTACTCAGGAAGATTTCGCACAGCTTGATAATATCTATGTACGCAAAGATGATTGTAATGACCGTCACGCAGATACGGCAAGAGAGATAAGTGAACTTACTATTTCTCAAACCAAAATTAATACTCAGTTAGGTATGCTTATTAAGATTAATGCCGCTGAGTTAGGTGCTGTGGGTACAGCAATCATAGCGGCAATTATGAAATTAATACTGAATTGAGGTGATAACAAATGTCTACCGATTGTAAAGCGTGTGAGAACCAAAAGTGGAAAGAGCATTACTTAACAGCGCAAAAAAGATTTGATAAGGTATTAGTGGGATTAACAATCGGATTTGTTATCATGTTTACCGTGATGATACTATGTCTTTTTGTCACCGCTTGTATGGTAATAAGGACACAAAGATTTATTAATGAATTTGAATACGTAGAAGAAACCGAAATACAAATTGAACAAGATTGTAATGGACATAATGTTGTTATGTTACCAAATGGAGATGAGGTGAAAACAGATGGGACAAAAGTACACGGAGAAGAAGAAAAGATATTGGAGAAAGAAAGCAACAAGAACAATGTTATTTCAATCGCCAAATGAAAAGAGAACATTCAAACAGAAGATAAGAGACTTTATATATAAAGTTTTTGGAATATAATTATTCTTTAGGGGATAGTGAGTTTAATACTTGCTATCCCCTATTTTTTTGTTATGTTACACTTTCGTTTTGCTTGATTTCGCTATAATAAATATGATATAATTAAGTAAAAGGAAGGTGATGTTATGGATATTTATAGCACAGTAAACTATATGAAAACAAACCATAAAACAATCTTCGGCTTAAATATCAAAGTAACTTATTATGTACGTGTATCCACACTCAAAGAAGAACAGGACAGTTCTGTTGAACATCAAATAGCGCATTTTGAAAAGATGATATCTGAGCATACAAACTGGACTTATGTGAAAGGGTATGTAGATAGGGTGCGTGGTGAATCGACAGCTAACCGTAAGGCTTTCTTGCAAATGATTGAAGATGGCAAGAATGGTAAGTTTGATTTAATACTCACTAAAGAGGTATCACGTTTCGCACGTAATACAATTGATAGTTTAACATATACAAGGGAATTACTCAGGAATGGAATAGGAGTATTCTTTCAGAACGATAACATTTGTACTGTTGATAGTGATGCCGAGTTTCGACTTACCATAATGGCAAGTATCGCACAAGATGAAGTTCGTAAAATGTCAGAGCGTATTAAGTTTGGACACAAGCAAGCTATTAAAAATGGTACAGTTATGGGTAATAGTAGGATATATGGTTATGAAAAATTGAATGGCAAACTTATTATCAATGAGCGTGAAGCTGAAATGGTGAGATTTATTTTTGAACAATATGCAAGTGGTATGTTTGCCATACGTGCAATACAAAGACAGTTGTACGATAAAGGGTATAGGTCAAGAAGTGGTAAGGAAATAAGTCATACAACCATATGCGGTATTATTACGAACCCAAAGTACAAAGGTTATTATTGTGGCAATAAAGTTAAGATAGCTGACTATCGTACAAAAGAACAGATATTTTTGCCAGAAAAAGAATGGGTAATGTACAAAGATGAAACAGGAGATATTGTACCTGCTATTGTGGATGAAGATTTATGGAATCGTGCCAATCAAATATATAAACAAAGAAGCGAGGACGTAAAGAATCAATGCAAGGGAAATAAAACTACTTCTGTATTGTCAGGTAAAATATTTTGTACGCATTGTAATGCTCCATTTTGGAGAACGTCATATAGCCATAGATTACACAAAGGAAATAATATCTATCAGTTTATTTGCCGTGAAAAGAAAACACATGGAGCAAAGACTTGTCCTACTTTTGCAATTTATGAATCTGAAATTTATGATATTCTGTCCGATTGTTTTACACGATTACTTGATAGTATAGATGAGTATACTGTTGAATTTATAAAGATATGTAAGAAGATTATAGAAGAAAACAATTCGCAAGAATCTATTGATAGATTGGCTACTGAAAGAAATAATATAGAGCATAAGAAAGAAATGCTTTTAGATTTATATATGAATGGTGATATCAATAAAGAAGATTTCAAAAAGCGAAACGACAAGTTGTCATCTTCTCTTGAAGATATCATTACTAAACAGCAAAGTCTTGAAGATAATCAAAGTTCAAGTAGAGATATTGAACATAGACTTGTGAAAATTAAACAGGCGATAGATGATATTAAAAGAGATAATAAAAGATTGTCTCAGGACGAAGTTGATTCTATTGTTGGTATGTATCTGGAAAGAATTGAGGTTACGGCAATTGAGGATAAGACGTTAGAGATTAACATTATCTTAAAAACAGATAATGTTAAATACAATTTCAAACGTGGTTCTGGACACATCTTCTGTAAAATGACACCAGAACTACGTACAAATATTATTAGAGTATTAGGTAGAGAAAAATCAATACAAACATATGTATATTATATTTCGATAGCAATAGAAAAGGGTAGTAACTAAATACTACCTTAATCCTCTTATCTCTTTAGATACATTTTTATATTCTTCTTTTGTGATTACGTTTCTTATTAAAAGAATCTTTGCTATCATTTCCATCCATGCTTTCTTATCCATACTATCACCTCATAATAATTATAGGCATATTGCTTCGTGTTTATGCGTATTTGCCACGCTGTACGCTTTTAAGTGTAATTATATTACCTGTAACAACGTGGCTTATAACGCATTGTAGGGTCGTTAGAAGTGATTTACTTTAGAGAAGAACCTAATGCTCCGTCACTACGCTCAGACTTTATATTCTTTAAATCCTCAAAGGAAATCTCTTTGACTTCTGTTTTAATTGGCTTTAATGTTTTACGAGAAAGTGTAAGTTTATAACCACAGGCTTCACAAATAAAAGTATCATTCTTTTGGTAATAAGGTGAATAGATATCAAACAATAAACATTCATATTCAAATCTTTTTTGAATTGCTTCTATTTTAGAACCATATCTACCTATAAAATATTTTTTATCATTTAGTTTGATTTCGGCACACCATTTATTGTTTTTCTTATCGAACCATACTCCTGTCATTCCAGATGTGTTATCGTTTCTTTTTGATGAATTTAAAACATTACAATGCTGTGTTACGATTCTCAGATTTGATTTTCTGTTATCCAATGGATTTCGATTCCAGTGGTCTACTACGAATTTATCGTTTTCGCATCCTGTAATTATACGATTAAGTCTTTTATCGCCAGAAACAACATAGCCCTGTTTGTTAAGATACCAACAAATATTTTGTATTTTTGGCACATCTTCTGCATCGACTATAAATTCTATTCCATTGGACATTGTGCCATAAGCAATGTTGTTTTCATACCGAAATGAATTTGTTTTATGGCAACTTTCTTTTATTCTTTCAAGACGTAAACAACCACAAGATAATTTTTTTACCTTTCCTGTAAGTTTGCTAACAGGAACTTCACAAGTATTTCCACACTGACAGTTACAGTGCCAATAAGTTTCACCATCTTTTTTGTAATAGTATTGAGGAATTAATTTGCCTATCAGTTGGTTTGTTAAATCTTTAATTCTACTACAACCGCAGGATTTTGTTCTACCACTTGATAATCTTCCTTCAAAAATCACAGATATGGTTTTGTTTTCACATTGGCATTGACATTGCCAATAGACCCCTTTTGTTTTCATTTCTTTTGGACGTTCAACTTCCTTTAATAATAGCCAGTTGCCTATCATATCATTAGGCTTAAACTTGTTGCTCATTACTTTACTCCTGTACTACCAAATCCATTTCGGCTTGTATCGTTCAAATGTTCAACTTCTTCTATATTAAATCGTGGCTGTATTTTATTAATTCGGAACTGACATATACGGTCGTTCTTGTTTATTGTGATATCTCTTGTGGCATATACAGGGTATTTCCATTCATCATTGTCACCTGAATAACTATTATCTATAACTGCAAAGCAGTTAGTTTGAATAATTCCATAGTTTTTAAATGTACTTGACCTCGGAACAATATTAGCTTCGTAGCCATTCGGTAATATCATTCCTACTCCAAGTGGAATCAGTTTAAATTCACCTGCTTTAAGTTCAACTGTCTCTGCGGCTCTAAGGTCAACCCAGTCTCCCTTATCCATGTGTTCAATTTTGTCTATTTCTTTATCAAAATACTTTACCTTTATATTCATCTTTTATTCTCCTTTTCAAGTTAAACAAGCATAATGGTTTATTGTTTTTATTTCTTCCTCTGTTGCATTGCGATAGTCATATTTGATTACGTCCTCTGGTGCAACATATTTTGTTTCCGCAGAATAGCCTATTAGTCTATATATTGATACATTAGATTCTAATGTGACTTCCTTATGATGTAGCGTAAATCCCATTTTAGTGCCAAGTTCATCTGACACAAGAAACTTTGCATCAGATGGAGCATTGTGAATTTCAATATAGATACCACTTGGCATATGCTCTCTACGATTACCCATCATTTTGCAAAATGCTTCATTAGGTTTCATGTTCATTCTCCTTTGTTAACACTTCTTAATTGTTTTACTCTTGTCGTGATTCCACTAACAAGATATCCAACCTCATCTAATAAACTCCTTGTACTAAATTGCTTGGTTTACATATAGATGATTTCTCCTACAGGTTCTTTCGGTAGCATATCCTTTACTTTTGGATTTTCAAGCCAATTTGGAAACTCGTTGAGCAGATTTTCATAGGTAATATCATTCATATTTTTTACTTGGAAGAAATCAGCATTGTCAACATATCTATCAGCCATATCATCAAGAGTCTGTAAGAAATTAAAACTTGCATTGCCTACACCTACAAACTGCCAGAAGATAGGATATTTAGATGATTCTTTAATAATCCTTGTTGTTTCTTCTTTATCGAAATTGTCTCCGTCTGTAATAAAAATGATGTAAGCTGGAATCTTATTTTTCTTATATGTTTTAACAATGTCTTTCATAACAGGAGCATAATTAGTTCCCCCAGTAGGGCAATTGCTGTTCTCATTTACCAGATAGTTATGGACATTGTTCATTGTTAAATTAGATAGTCTTTTGCAACCATTGTCAAATCGCCAAACTTCCATAGTTTCATTATCATCAAATGTCATTGCGATAGGCAAAAGTTTTTCAAGTGTGTTCTGTACTGTTTTATTAGAATATAATACGTCCATGCTACCTGAGTAATCAAGAGCAACAGCTACGTTTGCAATAAGGTTCTGTAAAGGCTTCTTTGTTAAACAGACTTTTGTAACTTCTTCTTTTGCAAGACTAATCTTTTTAGTTAAGTCCACAGGTATGTTAGCTGATTTAATTTCTGTAGACTCTTTCTTTTTAAACATATTAAATAAACTCATCATTCGTTCTCCTTTATTAGTGATTCAATCATCTTGACCTTATTATAAATTTCATTCCAGTCCTTTGCTCTGGTAAACATTGGAACTGATTCTTCTAATTCGGTTGTATTCCACGGATAAGTAAGACATACGGAATAGTATTCTTTATCTCCTACTAAATTCTTTAAACAGTCATCAATTAAGATATCACATTTCATATACTGTTTTCGTGGACAAGAATATAAACATTTACGTATTTCAAGGAATGGAAGATTACGTTGCAACCAATTCTTTTTCTTGGGAAGATTTTCTGCTTCTGTGGTTGTAACAAATATAATCTTATGTCCTTCGTTATGAAGTTTAGCAATAACCTCACGGCATCCGTCAATAATAGATATTCCCTTCCAAACCCTTTTATCAAGAAAGTAATGCCAAAAGGTTTCCTTATACTCAGGCTTCACAAAGTTTTCTATATGATAAGCTGTAATATCAGACAGAGAGAGATTGTCTCCGCTGTCTGCGTTATAGACTTTAAGGACAGATTCAGTTAAATTGTTAAGGCAGTTGTCAATATCCACACCGATTGTAAGTCCCATATTAATCACCCCAGTAAAGATTTAAGATATTCTGAAAAAGGTTTATTAATAGGTTCTCCTTTAAATTCAATAGTGAAATCACTTGGGAGATGCTTGTGGCAAGGGAAATCATCAGCCTTTATTTCAATACTCTTTACAAGTGAGTAGTTTTCGTTATGCTTTTCATTAAATGCCTTGATAGCATTTTTAATAGCTGTAAGTTCTTTTTCCTTTTCTTCCTTCTTTTTCTTTTCCGCTTCTCTCTTTTCCTGTTCGATTGCGTTTTCGATTTCTGCTCTCTTGACGTAGAGTTCTTCAATCTGTTTGTCGATGCTGTCAAGCATATCCTTGTTGTTAATAGCCATAATTATTATTCTCCTTTTATAAATTTATTATCATATAAACCATTCTTATGAACGAATAGTTTTTCAACTGCTCTCATAGTATTATCTGTTGACTTCATACTACGCTGTACATCCTTTTGCCATATACAAATAAAATCATTAGGTGCTTCAAGTTCACTGATAAGAACATAATTAGTTTTACTCCATTTACGCATTGTTTCCCAAAATTCTTCATAGTCAAAGTCTTGTGAGTTAGCAAACTGTTTTGTGTTAGCATAAGGTGGGTCACAATATATTACACAATTATATGCTTGTCCTTTAGTCCATATGTCTCTGTAATCTTTACAATCAAACCATATATCCTGTAAGTCCTGTGCTTGTGATTCAAGATTACGTTTGCTTTCCTGATAATAGTCTCTGTATCTTTCGCCTGTTTTTGTTTTCTCATATCCTGACTGTGCGTAACCGCCATCGAACCATCTACCATTATAACTTGCAAGGAATCCTACGTTTGCTATAAGCCAATCAGAAGCCTTACAAGTACCATTGCGATATTCAGTTCTTATAGTGTTATATAAGTCTCTTGGTACTTCATTAAGAAGTTTACCGTTTGCTTGAACGTGTTTAAGCAATGCAATTAGATATTGGTTCTCATCATATCCGATTCTTCTCCAACACTTAATCTTATCAATTACATTTGCTCCACCCACAAATGGTTCAATATAAGTATCGCTGTGTGAATCATCTATACATTGCTGTATAATAGGAACTATATATTTGACAATGCGTGACTTACTTCCCATGTACCTCATGTTATATACCTCCAACGATATCCTAATGCTGATTTGCGCTTTCCAGAACAAGCGTTTGATATACTTCCTTGTCCTATACACCCTCCTGTTAAATACAATGCGGCTTCTTTCTGACTATTAAAAATTTTTAATGGTTCTAAATAATCATTATCATATTTATCATACATTGCAACCTTTTTATTGGTGTTGTATAAATTTTGTACTTTCCATGCTTTATACAAATTTTCTTCATTCGTCATTTCGATAAGATTACTTTTTCTATTATTAAGTTTGTTACCGTCATTATGGTCTATAACAACATTCGTATCGTTACATTTCATAATCATTCTATGAATAAAAATTGTATGATTTTCAATCATAGTGTATACATATCCTTTATTTGAAATATACCATCCGTATCTTCTTACAATTGGAAAATCTTCCTTGTCTACGTAAACTTTAACTATGTTCCCTATATTATAAAATCCTTTTGAATCAGAAGCGTATATATAATCATTATCTTCCAATTTTAAATTAATATCTTTTATTCTATTCATATCATACAATTTGCCCCTTGTCTTTGTCTTTAATATGTTCGTATAAATCTTCTGGATTATCACTTGTATATCTTGTTTTCTTATTCCCTTTCCATAATTGATATTCGTTGCGACTTTTGTTTGATGTTATATAATATATCTCTCCGATTTCGGATTTATATTCTAACCACAAATAATAATTATTGTTAATAGGAAATTCTGAACAAACCGTAGAATCAAACATTTTCCCCTCCGTGATTACAACTTATCGTGCGTTGGCTATTGTCATAAGACCATTCGCCAAAGTATTTATCCTCTGCTTCTTTACGTGCTTTGACTGCATCATCATAATTGTCAAATGAACCTAAATATTTTGTTTTATAATTCATTGTAATTCTTGCAACCCATTTTTGTTTTTTCTTACTCCAATGCACTCCTGTTGTACCTGATGTGTTGTTTTTACTTAATGCCGCATTAAAATTATTCTCCTGATAAGTTGCTATTCTAAGATTTTCTTTTCGGTTGTCGTATTTAGTTTTACTTCCGTGTTTATGGTCAACTACCATGCCATCAGGACAGTCCATTATATAATTATGAAGTAACACTTCTCTATGATTAATATACCCTATTAAATATCCATGTGCATTTATACTCCAACAAATATTTTTGACTTTCCAAAAATCTTCAAGGTCAACAAGAAACGGTTCGCCTTTAAGGGTGTACATAATTACATAATCTTCTTGAATTTCGTAATCGTTATATTTCTTTGCTCTTTGACTGGCAAGTTCACTATTCAAACAACCACATGATAATGTTTTACCTCTTTTTAAATTGCCCCCGATAATAGTTTTAACATTACCGCAATCACATCTACAAACCCATTTCTTCTCACGATTGCCCTTTTTTGTTGTATAATATCCATCTTGACCAAGAACAACCAATCTGCCAAACCTCATTCCAGTTAAATCAGGAGATTTTAAACACCCACATGATTTAGTTAATCCATTTTTTAATTTTGAACCATCTACTATTACATGGTGTGGATTCCCACAGTCGCATTGACATTCCCACATTGTAGTATGTCTGCCAGATTTAGCTATCCTATCAGGTACACGCTTAATAACCGTTAAATGATTAAATTTTATTCCTGTTAAATCTATAAATTTACTTCCACCCATTAAATCACCCTTTTTAAATTATTTTCGCAATTGCTATATTACATGAACGAATCAAGCATTATTGTTTACCTCTGTTTTAATAAAGCGTTTGCAATGGCAGAATCCCTCTGTTTTCTGTTCACGAAAAGCCTTACACATACATTTGGTATTTTCTGTCTTTTGAAGCATACATGGACAATAGCCATCGTTATTCTTGACCGCCTGAGTTATCTTATTATAAAACTCTGTATCAGGATTAGGTTTTATTTTGAACATATAACTTCTCCTTTATTTGAAATTTCTCTGTTATATCAACGTACTGATTATTAATATTTTTGTAAAATCTTTGATTGGTGGTAATCTTATCAAGCCCACCAAGTTCTTTTTTATAAGCACCTATCTTAATATAGTCAAGCATTACCAGTCCGTTTGGAATATAATTTAAACCTGTGTATAAACAAGTTTTTAATCCGTACTGAGATATAATACCCATAATAAAATTTAACTCTGAATATTATAATCACC